GCCCATTGGTTTTAAAGAACCTATGCCACCTGATCTTGCTATGTAATTCTCTCTATTACTATCATCAAAATTTGTAATAGGTGATGGGTATGATCTGTTTCTTCGTCTAGTTGATAGTGCCACTACGAGCTACCTCCGAATATGTCTGGCAGTTTGTTAACTTTGATTGCCACATCTTTTACTATATCTTCTTTTGTTGTGCTAGTTTCAGGGTTATTGACATCATCATTTGCTTCTTGTTCATCGGCGTAGACTTTCCCTGTTGTCGCGTGCTTGATAGTAGTGTTTGTTTCTACATCTAATACAGGTATTTTACTTCCTGCAATCACGGTAATATCGTCTTTTATAGCCATTTTATCTCCTTAATGCAATAATTAACTTATCTCTAACACACTTAATATTGCGTGTAAATCATTAGCATTCTGCGCTTGTAACTTAATAACCTCAGATTCTTTTAAAACTACAGGTGATGTAGAGAAAGCATAACTGTTAAATAACTCTTCAGACGTCCCTTTTTGTACGTTTCTACTAGTTTCTATGGTAAATTCAACACTACTAGTATCTGTGACTGTAGCAGCCACCGTACAATCATTTGAAGAATCTACGTTTGTTACACGGAGAGATTTAACAATAGCCGTTGTTTCTGACGGCACAGTGTATAATGTTGTGGCGTTAGTTGTGGTCAATTTAACCTTGTGATTTGTATAAACATTTGCCATTTATTCTAAAAACCATGCTACTGCTTCATTGTCATCTCTAAGAGGTTCTGAAGTATAAGTATTATTTAATGCAAAAATTAGCTGATCTAAAGTTTGTATAAGTTGTGCCATTTGTGATTGATCGTATTCTGGTGTTGCTTGTGGTAACATAGGTATTGTTATTTTAGCCATTATCCACCTCGCATGCCATCTGGTTTAGCATCAAACCTAAGTGTACCATAACGCCATTTATCATCAACAGCATCACTAGACACGCGCAATGCAAGTTGCCTACCTCGTATACGTGTGTCTTTTTTATTTGTCGATGTTTCTATTGTAAAAGGTCCGTGTGTTTTTTGTGTAGTAGATGGATAAGCACGTGACTTAACTGTTATATCAACTTCGCCAACTTGATTTTTAAAATCAGGTATGAATCTAGATATTGACATAAAGTTGTCGCCGTCTGCGATATCAATATCACCAGATTCAATGTGACAATTCATTGCAGCACCATCATCATTAACACCCTCTTCATGTAAATAAACAAAAGTTCTACCTTCTTTTACACCATTTATTGTAGATATTGTAGTGGTAGTATCACTAGCCTCAAATTCTGCTGCGTATGGGTTTGCATATACACCACGATCTGCCCAAGAGCTACGTGATAGTGTACCTATATACCATACATTTTCTGCATAATTGTAAGTTACATTTCTATCTATTTGTGTAGAATTTTTTGAGGGATAAAACCATATGACTTCGTTAAAATCAGAATTTACAGCACAAAATACATCACCTAATGCATTGTTATTTATGTCATCAAATACATAATCTTGAACACTACACGGTATTTTTTTCACTGCACCATCAAATAAGAAAAAAGAATCGTTGCCCATCCAATAGGCTATACCACTTACATCCACCGCACTGTGTATACCAACAGCTCCGCAATTAGAACCTAATTGTTTAAAACCAAAAGTAAACGGTGGACCAATAAATTGCATTTGATATAACGCTGTGTCAGTGTAAATAAGTATTGCACCCCTAGATCTAACAGCTGTGTTTATTTGATTACCATCTGTTAATCTTTGTGAACCAGCTGTGTTAGTAGCAGTTGGTGTCCATGTTGCTGGATCTTCTTGATCAGAAAAACGTATAAACATATTATCTTGCGTGGATGATGTGCCTATGGTTGTTTCTGTTCCAAAACAAATAACGTGTCTATCATCACCAGATACTAGCATAAATCTAGATTTTGTTGGTGCACCACTTACATTTGTTCTTGCTGCTAAGTTGCTTGACAATCCACTTGATGTATCCCAGTAATACAAACTACCGTCAAACTGTTGTGCTAATACATCTTCACCCCAGTTGTCTAAAGCCCATTTACCAGATTGTAATAAAACACCATCAGCTCCTGTAAGACCAGATCTAGTAGTGTCCCACGTTGATGCGTTCCATGTTCCCGCACCCCAACCATATCCATATAAAGATGTAGGTAATCCTGTGTTTATTTGATACGTCCCGTTTGCTGTAGCACCTGTTGCATCAGAACTAGCTGCAGCACCTGCAATTATTGTGTAAGTATTAGCAGTAGGAACTGTTTGTATTTCAAACTCTCCTTGTAAATTAGCTGCCGATATACCTCCTACAGCACCACTTACACTAGCAATAGTAACAAAGTCACCTGCCAATGCACCGTGACTAGAATCAGTTACAGTAACAGTTGTAGATCCATTTGTTGTTTCAAATTGTGTTATGTTGCCTGTGCCAGTAGCACGCGTAGGTGTAATGTCAGCATAACTATTTTCTGAATATGCATATAATTTTTTATTAGTGCCGTAGATGGCATAGTTTACACCTTTAAGATCTGAGTAAGCAAGAATAGCACGCGTTGCACCAAGAAGTGCATCACTAGTTACTTTTTCCCAACCACCTATTTTTTCCGGTTGGCCATAACGAAAACGAATATTATCCCCATCAACCCATCGACCCTCTGCACCATACTCGGTGTTTTGTTTGTCAATGCCTGGGGCAATTTGTAGTTTAGTTAGTGGCATAGAATGGTATCCAGTAATCTGTGCCGTTTATATTAACACGAATATGACCTGTTAACGATCCTACACTTGTATCTGTTGTAATGCTTGATGATTGATCTGAATTACTTGTTCCATCAAACCTAATAAATTCTTGATCTGTGTCATCTTGGTCTAAAGTTAAACAAGCGACAGCTCCAGAAGAATTTGCTTGGTTAATAGTTACAAATGCACTTGTAGGTGATGATGTTCCAAAACCTATTTTATCAGCAGAACCATCAGAAAAAAAAGCATGTGTCAATGTGTTTGTTTCAATTCTAAAATCAACAGATGCACTAGATTCATTAAATGTAAATCCACCTCCGTCAAAATCAATTGCACCAGTGGCTTTTACACCACCAACAACGTGTAGTTCAGTTGAAGGTGAACCTGTTTTAATTCCAACACGATCATTTCCTGCATCAGTAAAGAATAAGTTTGCATCGCCGTTACCTTCAATTCTAAAATCTACATCAGCTGATGATTCGTTAAATACAAAAGAACCACCATCAAGTGATGTATTGCCTGTTACGTCTAATGTACCATTTGCTTTTATATTACCAGCATCAGCTAGCACATCAAACATGGTAGAACCATCAGAGTATAAAATATGTTTTGCACCTTGTACAAGATTAACAGCAGTTCCACCTGCTGGTTTAAATCCTAATGTGTTACCACTATGTGTAGTTGCATCATCAACAATGTACCATGTTTCTACGGCTTCACATTGCATAGTTGTATTACCAGACAGCGTGCCTGTTAATTTTATAATTGCGTTACTTTGTTCATCAGTTGTAGATCCATCTGATGTAGCTAAAGAATCAGTTGTGCTTGCTATAGCAACAGAAACATAACCTTTAGTTGCTGATTCTAATTTTTGTAAATTATTATTTGTTTTAGTTCCCCAAGATCCTGAATTTTCACCAGTAGCTTGGAGTTCTAGATTTAGACTGCTTGAATATGTTGACGCCATTTTGTCTCCTTAATCTGTTGATCCTGGTTCTACATTCACCCAAGTCACTGATTGTGAATCATCTGTTTGATTCCAAATCTGTAGGTCTGGCGATCCTATAGAAAAATTAATTAAATTTTGAAACGATTCACCAAAAGCCGTTTCATCACCTATGCTAAACGTCATTTGTCCAGCAGTGGTGGTTGTCACATTTGCCCCAGCAGATACAGTTTCTGTGCCTATTGTAAAGCTAGGAGCTCCTGCAGTAGTAACTGCAAACGTAGCATCTGCTGCAACCGTTTCAGTTCCTATACTTATACTAACACTCTGCCCTAAAGTCAAACCGGCAGTTCCTGCATTTACTACAAAACCTGGTAATGCTTCTGCTACTCCAAATTGTCCTATTGCTCCGTGTCCTAATAACATATTATCTCGCTGTTGTTGGTACGCCTTTTGATGATACAAATGGGCTTTCTGCAAATGCCATGTAGATGTAATCTCCACCAGAAGCATTATATCCTCCACCAGATTCTCTTAATTTAAAACCGTTGCTTAACATATCAAAATCCTCTGTTCCCTCTGCATTATTCACATTTGCATATAAAGTTTTATTATTAGAATTATAAGGAACTCTTTTATTATCGTGCATATGCCAGTTATTACCAGAATCAAATCTTCTAACCATTACCCACGCAGGACTAAATCCTGTGTAAACAAATGTTCCATCTGCATTACCATTACCTTCGTATCTACCAAACTTACTATAGCCTTGTATGGGTGCAAAACAATAAGCAACCATAGTTCTTCCATTTGCCGGCGCAATAGAATCTAATCCTACTTTAAAAACACTAGATGTTGGTTCTGTATTTCTCCAAACATTTGTTGAACCATCTTGATTTGCATTAGTTTGTTCTAAATTCACATAACCATCTTGTGATAAATCTTTATGATAAACCCACCATATAGTGCTATTGGCATTTCTTGCTTTATGTATCATAAATGTTGGTGCTGTAGATAAGCCATGTTTAATAACTGTATCACCAGATTGATTGTCTGATGTATAAGTTACAATAGAAAATCCTGCTGTGTCATTTGCTTGATACACACTTTCATGGTCTGCTCCATTAGCACCTGCACTATTAGTTGTTGTTGTTCCACCATTAGCTTTCCATTGCCATGCAACATGAGTATCACTAGAACCATTATAATCGCCACTTGTTCCTAATGTAAATCCATCTGTATTAAATGTTTTAACTGATTGCGCTTCTGTGCTTTCAGCGTCAGTTGAATCACTTTTTAAATTTTTTGTAACTCCTCTTGTTGAATCAAACAAACCATGATTTGTTGTGTCATTTCTTTGTTTAATCCAAATCCAATCTGGTTTAAAATCACCAGAATTAGCATCATTTGTTACAGATAACTCTGAACCTGTTCCTGTAAATAACTGTACATGAAAATGTGCTGATGGGTCGTCTATTGTTGTATAAGCCATAATTTATCCGTATGTTGCTAATCGTTTAGTGCATAATGCATAGTACCCACTAGGTACTGCGTATTCAAAGTTGCCATATAAACCATCTGTATTACCGCTTGATATACTAAAAGATGGATTACCAAAGTTTATTTCTGCTACATTGTCATCGGCATCTTGGTCATCTCTAATAAGAATACCCGGAAAAAAAGTTTTACCTGTATAGGCCGCAGAAGCTAT